ACTTGCCCAGACAAAGCCCGCGACAACGTGCCAGCAACAGTTGAAAGCGACACCTGTTTTACGGTTGCCGCATCCATAACGGCTGGTAATGCTTCCATAGCTTTCTCGACGCTTCCCAGCATCGGGGTCATTAACGCCAACGCCCGCATTTGTTCTTCGTCGCCAAAATTTGTTTTGCTTTGAAGAGCGGCAGTTGTTTGTTCGATTTTGCCACGCACATCATCAAAGTTTTGTCCAGAATTTGCGACGGCAACTCCCAAAGTATTCAACGCCTTCTGTTGCTCCAACGCCGCATCAATAAAATTCTTTCCAGCAATGATCCCTGCGCCACCCATTGCACCCAGCACTAATCCAGCTTTTCTCGCGCTTCCACTGATATCCTTCATGCGAGAATTAGCTTTGCCCATTACCGTTGAGAACTGATCCTTTGCGTCGATAACAATTTCGACCATACTTTTAGCCATGTTCTACCCTCGATAATTCTGCGAGCCTGTCCTTTATGGGATCGCTCGGCATATCTGGCATAGGCGGCATTGCCGTCATGTCGTTACCCTGTGTATTTCCTGCCTTGGTATTCTCGACTTCATGTACAATCGTAAATGCGTCCAGTACGTCGTCGGTGAACTCCTCCGACAACCCTTGCCATTCCTCATACGACCACGGGCGAATCAGCCCCAGCCGTATTAACTGCACAACCTCCAGCGGCTCTATGAACTCGGCTGGGATTCCGGTTGCTTGTTCGGGGAAGAGAAGTGATTGTCGGAGTTGCCTTTTCCCTCATCGTTGTTTCCGTTCCGCTTTTCATACCGATGGCGCATTGCTTCCAACACTTGTTCGGTGTAGTTTTCTTGCCGATCAAGTATCGTTTCTTCAGTAACTTGTTCAGCCCATGACCATCCCACCGTTGCCACAAGGAGCATCGTATTTTCTTCTTCAGGCATGGCTTCCACTTCCAGCTTCTTTTGCGTTCCCTCTGGTAACTGTTGTTGTGTTCGTTGGAACTGATCCATTTCAATCCCCATCTTTGTGAACCGTTCCATTAACTGAATAGCCGAGTCTTGACTTGCGTTACGAATCGCTAAACGATCCCGCCGCGTTAACCAATCCTTAATCTCCCACCAGTTCCCATCGTCAAATGAGATTCGCACTGTCTCCCTCCTTCATATGTCGCCGTAAACAGGGATACAAGCCCCATAGCACGGCGATTGCGCCGTCTACCGTCTAACTCCACCCGAATGATGTTGTCGCCGCTAGAACACCAGAAGCCGACCAGGTTAACGAACCATCACTCCCGCGTGACAACGCATACCCCTGTATGATGGTTTCCGCTGTGAGCGTCTGGCCGCTCATTACCCAGGTACAAGTTCGTGCCGCCGCTGTCGTTGCGACTGTTTTGAGTACTGCGTGGCTCATGTTCGTTGCATCGTTGAACACGCCGTTCCATGTGCAACTCAAATCACCAAGCAAACTTAATCGCTCAACGCTTGCTACGTCTACGCCAGTTACGTCCTGAACTGCCCTTGGTGTATCTGTGTCGAAATTAGTCACGTCGTTAGTAATCGTGCGAGAACTTCCTCCTGAATCGTCAATTGTGATAGCAACTGTCGGTGCTTCCTTTGCCATTTCAACCTTCCCTTCCGATCTTTTCGATCAAATCATAGCCTTCTCTAAGTTCCCATTCCCATCGCTCATGCTCAACTACTTGAAACTGCCCCAGTTCACCCGTCATATATGTTGGCGGTTTTCCTGTTGCGGTTACGTGTTTATGAGCATTGAAACATCCCTGTCCCGCTGGGAAATAAAAGGCGATCATGCCGTCCGCTGTACGTTCTTCTTTTATATACTGAGCCACGCTTTGATGACGCACATAATCCTCCAGATCGCTCCCCGCTGGAACAATTGTTGTCCATCCCTTCAGATACTGTTGACAAGCCACTTCTCGACACGTTGCTGATCGCCAGTGCGTCGGTATCGGCCTGACGTAGCGAAACCGTTTCAAGTGTGGGTTCATCTGATTCTGCATTAGCTGATTGCATCCGAATCCTCTGCCGTTCCTCGTCTTGCGGCAACAACAAATTTTGCACTACTGAAGGTTCCTGCCGAGATTACTCTGAGATACCTTTCCACTGCGCCTGTTGCGGTTTTGCGCTCGAATTTATTGTCCGCAGTGACCTGAGTAAAAGCCACGATAGCGGCGAATGCGTCACCGCTTCCATCATCGCTCGATTCCTGTATCGTCACGGTGCAGTTCGATCCAGTGATATCAATGAACTGGAGATGCCCAACGATGCCATTGCTGGTCGCCGCACCATTATCCACGCTTGTTCCATTTGTGGCAGACGTATCGGTTCGTAATCCAGCCGTGAGCATGACAACATCTTCCAATGGAAACCCCTGGGACTCCAGGGTTGTTGTCCCGACAAAACTCATGTCCGTTCCTCTGGAATACGCGTGGGATGCTTGTTTTGCCGTAATGGCATACGCACTATCACCCAGACTGGTTCCAACAGCCCACAATGCGGCAACGTCTGCTGTGGGTAATCCACTATGAGCGGCATGGGCGGCGGCGGTTGCATCGTTGAAGAAATGCGTATACGATAATCGCCCGCCCGTCCTGGTAGACAACCGTTCCACCGATGCCACATTGATCCCTGTTACGTCCACGGTTTCATGGGTTGCTTCAGCCGATTCAATGCTTCCAACATCCCCGCTCAGATCATACCCAGCATAGAAGAATTGCTGACTTAGCCCAGTCGTTTTAGCCATTTATTTCCTCCTCGGATTCCTATAATTCTGAAAATGCCCCCAAATGCCCCAGCAATGCCCCCTAGTGTGTCCTATTCCGACCTTATCATGGGATCGAGTAAATATCCTTGATCGATCAGCCGTTGAAACTTCAAGCCGTCTGGAGCCTGAAATTCGTCGCCTTCATACCACGTATAATCTTGCCACGAAATCATCGGGACACCATCTGGCAGATTATGAGGATTCCCAACAACGTATTTCTTTTTCTCTGCCATGTTTCCTCCTATGCTGTCGCCGTCGATGCGTCGTCCACAATAAACGGTAATGTAATATCAACTACTCGGTACATTCGGTCGCTGATTGTCAATTGACCCCAGTCCATGCTCATTCCTGTCCCATACTGCCCAGCGGCATCTACAGACATAATCGTCGCACCTAAATCAGAATCGCTGAGAATGTTTGAGGCGATCTGGTTCACCGATAAAGCAAGCCGTTTCTCCCCTGTGCTTGTTGGGTCTTTGAAATCTGAATACACCCGTAGCATTAACGTATGCACTTCCCTAGTACCGCCATCAGCAAACAACAACACAATGGACGAGTTCATCATCCAGATGGCTCCAGCCAATCGGGTTCCTGTGGCATCAGGCGGTGAAGTGAATTCCCCAACCTGGACTCCACCAGGGAAGTACCCGCTCCTGGCCATATGGCTTGCCACTGCGTCCATCGTTGAACTGGTATCGAATGCCATTACGTGTTCATCCTGTTTGCAAGTTTCTTCAAATGCTTTTGGAATACTTGTTTACTTACTCGTTGCAAATCAGTCGCAGTTGCCCGAAATTGTCCGTATCCTCGGAACCTCGTGCCTGAACGCCCTGATTCCAGCCATGACCCATACACAACTCCAGAATCATTGATAACCGCACTCAAAGTTCGGTGCTTGGCATAAATGTTCCGTCGGTAATTCCCTTTGCTTACATTGCGACCAGCTTCAGATACACTCAGGAACACGCCAGCGGGTTGCGGTCTGAATTTCTTGTCCAATCGTTCCTCGCCTGACTCCATCAATTGCTTAATCCCATTACTGACTGCTTTTATAGTCATTGGCTTGGCTTTTCCATTGAACATCGGCCCTGTAGCCGTTACTTTTACACTCAATCCAGCCATTAGATCACCGCCATACGTGTTCGGCGATACCGTGCAAGAAAACTATCCCCTTCTCGTGTCAGAGCCGTCGGTGTATAGGCTTGCTGAGTTTCCCCTGCACCAATCACTCGTCCCCAACCAGATCGTTCCTGTTGGTATCGGGCAACCGATTCTGCTATTGCATAATTGACCACCTCAAACGGCGGTTCATAAACGCTCATGGTTGTGGAGTTGGCATGGGTCGCGGCAGTTGTTCCGTTGATACCGCGTTCAATCGTTAATGTGCGGTTAATGTGAACGGCTGTATTGGTATTATGTGCCGAGAGGGTTGTGCCGTTGTATGCCCGAATAACGGCCAGGACATTCCCTGAGATACCAGTGACAAACATCTCTTCAGATTCCACCCTGATGGTTTCCCGTACAGCAATTCCATGTGATCCATCTACGGTAACAGACTCGGCCTGATTCGCTGTTAAAGCACCGTCCGTAAGTATGGAATCCAGTGCCGCAAAAGAACGGTCGCTGATAAACACTTGTTCGCTTTCGATCAGCAACGTGCCGCCAACATCTACCAGTTCAGCATCAGAGCAAACCATTGACGTCGCCGTTGCATCTGAAGAAAGACCGCTGATAACCGTTCCAACGGATTTGGTATCTTCACTGAATCCCCATCGGCCAAGCACTGAAATAGAACGTTGTGGTGTATCGCCAGCCTGGAACGATGCCGTGCTTGAAGCGTCAATTTCGATTCTGTTATACGGGAGTGCATTATTGGGTTCTAAGAAATAATCGCTGGAGGAGATCGTCGTTGGAGAGGAGTTTTGCGCTTCGCTTTTCAGCGTGGTAACAGCTAACAAATCCTGGTCAAGCCAGAGATAATCGGCTCTTGTGGACTGCTCCTGTGGCCAACGGAACAAACGAGTCTCAGTCTTGGGAATAAAGAATCGGCGTGTTGCTCGGTCAATCTGCCGACTTACACCTTCAATGATTCGGTCAACCATCAGGTCATGATCTGACCCTTGAACGCCAACAGCACGCTTCACAGCCTCACGACTGCAATACCAATTCGCCATATCAACTCCTGCTTTCGAGAGCATCCTGGCTCTTTATTCTATTGTGGGACGGTGAGCGGCTTGCCAGGGGAAGCACACCGCCCACCGCTTATGTGAAGGAGGAGGCAGTCACTATTTATTAGCCGTTAGATGCGACATCTAGTGGCCATCGGTAATTCCCCATTGGGCAGTTTCGCTGTCCGTCTGCTCGTATGTCTAAAGGTTCTCCATCTATC